GTGTCTGCATCAGGTATAAACTTATCTAGTATTGCTGTTACTGGTGCTATAAGTGCTTGAAACATTAGTTAGTCCATCCATATAATAAACATAATACTAAAGGAGTAATTGGTAGTGCTGCAAGTACAGCGAGTGTTACTACTACAGGTTTACCAAATAACTTTTTTAACGACTCCATCATTGAATCCAATTTCTAATAAACAATGACAGTATGCCACCTATAAAAGATGCTATAGCCATACCCATCCAAAAGCCACCCTTACTTTGGTTGGCTAGGGCAAGTAATTCTTTCATATCTTTTTTAAGTTCATTTTGAGTCTTTTGCAAATGCTCTATTTGTTCTTTCATTTTGCCAAACTCTACTGGGTTTATGTCGTTCATTATCTTTCCAATAATGATTTAATAAATGTTTCTTCTAATTCTTTTTCAGTTATTAAATTTTTCTGGTAATCATCTAATAATCCTGTCCCTTGTTTTGCTGTGTAAGGAACAAGTTTTTCTAAACCTTTACTAGTTCCACTTATAGCTTTTCTTAATCCTATTTGAGAATAAGGATTGTAAACAATTTCACCTAATAATGAACCAATAAAGGCTTGAGCCATCCTTGCTTTATCTTTTACTACCTCCCCACCAACAATTCTAGATGCAGTTCCACTATCAGGAGTAACTTTTGCAAGTACATCATTTCCTTTTTCAGCAAATTGTTGAAGAAAAGATTGTCCTTTTGCTGTATTGGTTTTTCCTTTTGTTGGGTCTGCTTGTTTTATAGCATCAAGAAATTGTTCAGAAGTAAATATTCCTTTATTTCTCGATGCTTTATTTACAGCAAGTTTAATGGTTGCTAATTTTGCCCATCCTTTATTTATTTCATTTAATTCATTGCCTGGATTAAATTGATCTACTTCAGATTTTAAAACTCTTGACATTTGGTCAAAAACTTTTCCTATTTCTCCATCCAAACCACCTTTAAGTTTATAACTTTTTGCTATGTCTTTTAATTCTCCTTCAAATAATTTGAGATTTTTTCCTTCTAAAATAAAAGCATCATCTTTAATTTTAATTAATTTATTAAGGGGTTTTTGAAAAAGTGCATTAGTTGCTTTTAAAGCTTTAGGGTCTAATATACCTGCATATTCTTTTTGTAATATATCTTCAAATTTTCCTAACACATTGTAGATGCCTTGTTCTGGAAGAACAAAATCATCTAGTAGTTTATTGTATTTATCGCCTACCTTTGCAGATACCTCCGTAAAGGCTTCTTGTCCATTTAAGTTTGCAATTTGTTTTTTTAAAACTTTTAATTCTGATGCTGTTAATGCAGGTTCAGCAGCTTCTAATATAGCTAATTTATTAAACTGTGATAAACCTCTTAATCTTGCTTCAGATATAGAAGGGCCAACACCAGGTAAAGAAGTGAGTGTTTCTTCAATACCAGAAACAAGTTTACCACCAGGCCCTTGCCCTTTAAATGCCTGGCCTATGGTTACTGGTACATCTAAATCAAGTAATTCTTGTGCTGCAGCAGATGTTTTTGGTAGTACTGAAGATATAATAGCTCCACCTCCAGCACCTAATCCTAAACCAACCCCTGCTCCCATAGTTCTTTGCTTTAAACCTTCAGCAGTTAAGACATCTCCTTCGGATGCACCTGCTCCATATATAGCACCTTGAGTACCTCCTACTGTTGTAGCTTTTTTTACTGCACCCATTTTAGAAACAGCTTGACCAACTTTACCTAAAGCACCAACAGGTGTAAATGATGGAATAATTGACCCAGCAACTTCTCCACCATAAGCTAGTGCAGGATTTGTTTCTCTAAAACTTGATAATTTATTTCTAATCATATCAACTTCTTCATCATAAGTTTTGTCTGTGAAAGCTGATGTAACAAATGCTTCTAATTCATCACCAAAACCTAAAGTCAATCCTTGACCTATAGCTCTTGTTGTTCCACCAACTTTGCTAACATTTAAATCAGGATAGGATTCATTTTGAATTTCATCTTTATCATCCTCTAATCCATACTCTGCACTTAATGCAGCATATTCTTCTTCGGTCATCTAAAAATACTCCTAAATTTTTCTTTGTTTTCTAATGCTTTTTTTTGCTCTAAAGATAATTCTTTTTTAATTGGTGTATTAAGAAATTCTTTTCGTTTTTTGGCTTTTTCATTTTTTGCACTAACAAGACCCATTTTTTCTAATATTTTTTTAGCTTCTTCAACAGGTAATTTTTTTATTTTATCTTCAAATCCATATCTATCTTGTTTTTTAAATCGTAAATATTGTGTGCCAGTTAAGTCTGTAAATTCTTTAAGTTTTAATCTAACAAGAACAGGGGGAGATATAGAATCTATTTGTTTATTATTTAATTCAAATCTTGGTTTTTCTTCATAATTTTGATAACCAGACATTCTTTGAATATTATATTGATCTAAAGTTTCATTATAAGTTGAGTATTGATTTAGTAAAATATCAGAAACTAACATTTCTACTGCTTCTGGATTTGTTGTAATACTGCCAGGTTTACCACCTAATGCTAAATATAATCTAGCTGCATCTTGTTCAGTCATAGCACCAGGCCCTACAATAGATAATCTATTTTGCCCTGCTAATCCTTCAAATTGACCTTCTGACATTTTTTGTAGCAACTCTCTTTCTGAAAGACCATTTTGTTTAGCAATACCAGAAAGTATTTTACCTTGTGCAATAATTTTTTCATAGCCTTTTTTAAACCCTGTTGAAGCATCTGAATTTTTTACTAAATAAGATATTAGTCGTCTTGATGAATTTTCTGAAGTTTTTAATTTATTAGCTAATTCATTCATATTACTAGCTGATAATTGTCCTATATTTAAATCACCAGTATTTCTAAATACTGGATTTACATTTTCTCCAAATAGTGCTTTACCACCATCTGTTTTTTGTTCAAAATCTTTTAAAGGAACATCTTTGCCTAAATATTTTACTGTATAGGCTCCTGTAGCTGTATTTAAAAGAACAGGATAAGCCTTTCCTGATTTTGGGTTTAATATTTTTCCTTTTTCTTGAAAAGTTCCTCTTTGTTCTCTATTGTTTTCTAATTCTGGAAAAGTTTTTGCTAAATCTCGTGTTTCATTATCTAAAGTATCTATAAGGTATCTGTTGTCGACTGTTTTAAATCTACTAGGCCCTGTAAGTGATCTTATAGTTGTCATTGCTGCTGTAACAGGTTGTTTATCTAAATAACTATATTGTGGATATTTTGTTGTAAATTCTTTTATAGATTTTTTAGCAAGTTCTAAATCTTCTCTTGACTGAAAAGCATCATCTACTTTTAATAAATTAGCTGCTGCATTTACATCTAAACCTGCTAATTTTTGTAATTTTTCTTCGTTAATTTGTCTAGGAACATTAACAGTTGTTCCAGTAGTGGAAAAGTTAGGAGCTATAGCTAACCCTGCTGGATTACTAGCATCTATGGGTGCTAACTTAGATATAGCAGATGGTTTAACTTGTATAGTTGTAGCTGGGTCATAAATATTTTTTTGTAAATCTTCTATTTGTTTTTTTCTTTCATACTCATCAAATTGTTGCTTGTATTGCATATCTTTACCAAGTTGTGTGTATGGATTTTGTGCAGCTTGTACACCTGATCCATATGCTTGTGCTAAATATGGTATGATAGAACCATATTCTTTATTCATAGGATTTGCAGCTAATGTTAAACCAGTATTTAATAACCCAGAAAAAATAGATTGTCTGTTTGCTTTTTTTAAGGCATCTTCTTCTAACAAACCTAATTCTTTTGCTCTTTGTGAAAATTCAGGAGGTGATGCACCAAATATATTTGTGTTATCAGGTACTAAATTTTTTAAAAAGTCTAGTGGATTTATAGCCATTTATTTATCCTAAAAGTGAGTTATTTTGTTGCATTAATAATAATTTTTCTTCGTCAGTCAATTCTCTTTGTGCTGTTTGCATACCAGGTACATTTGTTTCTAAAAGATTAGGTTGATAAGGCCCACCTCTTGCAACCATACTATTTTGTACTGGCATAAGTTGTTGACTATTATCAGGTAGTGCAGATGCACCAGTTAAACCTAAAGTTAATTTATCTGCAAAACTCATATCTGCAAATCCATCAGAAACATAATTTGCTAAATTGTCTGGTGCTGTTGTAGCATAATTTAACGCTTTGTCAGCAAAATTTGGAGTTATAGCTCCAGCTGATGATGATGCAATTTGCCCAGCTGCATCTACACCTGTTGATTGTAATAATGTTGGTATATTTGCATTAGTAGCAATTTCAGCAACAGGAGTTACTGCTGGAGAAGTTGAACCAAGAGCACTTAAACCTTGTCCACCTGCAAAACCTGTAACACCACCTATAGCTGCTTTTTTAGCTATACCTTTTATATCATCTCCTTGTGCAATGCCTTTACCTGCACCCATTAATGCTCCTACCATAGCTGGATTCATTATTTACCACCTCCGCTAGAAGTTGTTGTAGTAGTCATAGGTGTTGGAGCTCCATATGCTGCTGACAAGAAACTAGATAATTGTTTTTGTGGTGCGTTAGCTTCATACTCAAATCTACCTATATCAGATTGTAATTTTTGTCTTGCAAAATCTTCTTCTGTAGCACCTACTTTTGCTAGTTGTCCTATATCAGAATAATCTGCTGCTGCTAAACTAGGAGCACCTGCTATAGCTGCATCCTGCCTAGCTCTTTCATTAGCAAAGTTTTGATAAGCTAACTCTGCACCTTTACCTGTAAGTGCATTTGCTAAATTATCTCTAGCTTTATCTTCCATATCAAACATTGCACCAGAACCATATCTTCCTGCTTGAGATGCTCTTGTACCTATATCTTTTATAGCTTCATTAAATTGTGATATTACAGGTTTAGATGATTTTGCTAACATATCTGCAAAATATGGATTACCTGCTGATAACCTGTCACCACGAATAGTAGATAGTTGTTGTGCTTGAGCTGCTGGTAGTAATGGACTACCTGCTGTTGCCCTAGCTCTAGCTGCATCTAACGCAGTAGTGGTTGTTGCTCCTGCTGGTACATAAGTATCATCTGGAAAATAATCTGGAGCTCCTTCATCATAAAGTCTAGATGCTTCATCTAAACCTTTAGTAATATAAGGTCGTAGCATAGGATCAATTTCTTGCGTTTGTGTTTGTTGCTGTGGACTACCACCCTTTGCAAGTATTCTACCCATCTTACCATTATCAATAGATTGGTTTCCGTCTAGCTCTGGAAAATAATCGTTCATAGTTTTAGCTCCATTAGTGTGTATTTTTTTTCATAACCATATAGTTTGTTAAATAACCTAACTATACTTTCGTATTTAGTAGAACCTTGAATACAAGTTCCACCATTTGCTTTTACCCAAATCTTAAAATCTTTAAATCCTGCTTTTGTATTTCTACCACCCATATAGGTAATATAGGCTACTCTGTCATTAGGAAAGTTTATCCATTGGACAGTAAATGCACAAAGACATTTCTCTTTGTTCATAAGTAATAGTAGTTGTTGTTGTCCTTGTATAACTTGTAGTTTAAGTTGGTCAGCAGTAAACTCACCATTACCTTTATCTAATGCTTTTTGTAATAATGGTTCTGCTAAATCCCAATACTGATATACAAAGTTAGTTGGTACTACATATAACTTCATACTTTTATCCTACTATAATATAATCATATGTTACATCATTATGAGATGTGTTTCTATGTCCTATAATGAAACTACCTTTATCTTTTGTTTTTATATAAGTATGGTCTGTTTCTGCCGCAGCATTTTCTGTTCTAGGAGATAATACAATAACAGAATCAAAACCTGCTCTTTCATCATTAACTGTAGTTTGCGTTGCTGATGTAAGCAAAGTAAATGTTGATGTGTTGTTGGTCTTGCCATTCATAGCATTGTTTACTACCTCTGATACTGCTCTAGGTTCACCACCCTGATAGGGCAATGTTCTATACATTCTAGGCATTATCTATTACCTCTAGGGATGGTGTATACATCTACTGCCATACAATTAGTCCAACTACCTGTAGGTTCTACACTTACTCTATGATACCTACCAGAACTTCTAACACTAGCTCTACCTTCATCTGTAGTAGCTACTGGTGTAGTAAATACGATTGCATCATCTAATTCTTTACGACTAGCTATAGATATATTGGCACTACCATTATCTACTTGTGGTCTTAATAAGTTTACAAAAGAGTTATAACCGACCTCTATATCAGTAGTTACTAATTTAGAGTTATACGCACTTCCTGTAAAGGTAGATAGTTTAGTACCTGTAGCTCCTGCAAATAGAAATTTACCACCTGCCCATAATCTAGCATCTAGTGATGCAGGCATAGTATCTATGTCGGTGTACCCTAATGCACCTAATCCTTCTAAAGTCGTGCCTACAGTCGCTATATTGCCTAGCACAGTAGAGGTTGTATCAACATGACTCCACTTACCTAGTGTCCAGTTATATACTAATATAGTTCTACCACCAGATGTGTTTGCATAATTCCAAACAGCAATGTTGGAAGTAGGGTTTATAGATGCACTCATGTTATCTATAAGTGTTAAATCTATATCAGTAAAGAACCATCTGTCTATTTTTTCATTTCCAATAGGTGTTACATTTGTACCATCACAACTATAGAAACCATCATCACTTAAAAAGAAAGTAACATTATTGTATTGACATACAGAGTTGCCATTTAAACAACCTAATCCTCTGGAGATGTTGTCAAACTGAAAGAATAATGGTGAACCTACATAACTCATTCTGCTAATAGACTTTTCTAACAGTATAAGACCAAACTCACCACCTGTTACTGCTTGTATATTACCACCATCTGCAATTACTTGATTGTCTGCTTGTGATGTAGCACCTGCTGTCCAATCAGTTTCATCATTGATGTCTGACCATTGTACTGTTGAGTTACCTAAAGTTCCTGTATTGACATAACCTGTTACTACAAAATCTCTTACCACAGCTACTTGTCTAGCTATTGGAGATGTTGCTATATCTGCCCATGCTGTAGATGTACCAATAGTCCAATATTGAAGAATAGCATTACCATTAGCTGCAATAACTGTTTTGCCAAACTGTACAAACTTCCAAGCTAATGTACTGCTATAACCACCAGATTTAGATTTATCTTCTAACGCTTCTGTAGTGTTGTTAAACTTAAATAGTTTAGTAGCACCACCTGCAAATATAATTACCTCTGTACCCCATTTAGCTACAAATACAGAGTTTATAGATTCTGCTGCTGCACCACTAAAATCTACTGCATTAGGGAATGGTTGGTAGCCTATAGATACAGGGATTACATTAAGTGCATCGTTTAAACCACCTGCATTATCAGGTTGGTCAGGTAGCCATTCATTAAACTGTACTCTTTGTGTAGGCATATTAAGTCTTTATAATAAAGTTAATTCCTCTGTATGGAGGTAAGTTAGTATTAGTTGCAGATGTACCTTCTGTAGAGTTTGCTACTGTAATGCCTGTAGTTGCTGTAGAAATAACCCCAGTTTGATGAGAAGAGCCAGAACCAGAAGGTCTGCCTGCACCACCACCATTAGCAAAAGTAATGCTTGTACTTCCATCGCCTCCTGCTATTGTATGATTATGTCCTGGGTCTGTAACTGTTGCTGTGTGCGTATGGCTAGGTAATGTAGAATCAGCACTACCACCTGTAGCATTTAGAGCATAGGTACTTCCAGAGCCAACAGGAAACTTATCTCTCATGTCTGGTACATTAAATGTAGAGCTACCATCACCTGCACCATAAGTAGTTCCTATAAGAGCAAACAATGTAGCGTAGGTAGAACGAGATACTGCTGCACCATTACATAATAACCAACCTGTAGGAGCAGATGCTGCACCATACATTTGTATAAATCCTGCTAAAACACCATCTACTTTATCTGCCCAAGTAGGCGTAGCACCAGAACCTGCACTTGTCATAACTTGACCAGATGTGCCAGTAGCACCATCTAGTGTGAAAGCACCTGTAACGGCTAGTGTGCCAGAGCTAGTAAGTGTACCTGCGTTAGTTTGGTTATCACCACTAGCACCACTTTGCCAATTATTACATTGTGCCATTACCTCACGAATAGCATTGTTGATTGTAGCAGGTGGGCAACCCTCTGCAATATTTACACCACCAACATCTGTATTAGAAGCTGCTGTAGATGACCATTCACTAATTTTTGCTCTGCTCATATTATCCTATCCTTAACCATGTGTTTTCGCCAACAGGCACATCCGTCCAATTATTACCTTGAATATGTCCGTTAGCAGTTAAAGTAACTGTAGCTGATATAGATGCTACAGCACTATCTGTTTCTACTCCTGAAGCTGTTACTGTTGCGACTCCTGATGCCGTACCTACCCCACTCCAAATTGCTACAGAGGATGCAGATACTGAACCTACGCCAGAAATACTTGCTGTGCCTAATACTGGTGTGCCTAAAGTAATTGCTGTAACTGTAGCTGAACCAGTAATGGTTGCAGAGCCAATAGATATTCCAGCAGGAGTTGCTGATACAGTTGCAACGCCAGATATAGAGCCTACTCCACTTAATACCATAGGTCCTGATATTGCAGTTACAGTTCCTGTGCTTGATATAGTAGCTGTGCTAGTAACTGGTAACCCACTTGTAACTGCTGTTACAGTTGCAGCAGCCGTTATAGTTGCTACGCCTAAATGTTTTAGGTCAGCTAATGAACTAAATGGTGATTCTGAAAATGCACTTAAACCAAACATTCATTGCTCCTAAAATTTATCAAGTGTTTTTTTAATTTTATCTAATATCATAGGCATAAGTTTCATTCCTGAATAACCTACAAAAAATGCTAATGCAGGTGCAAAAGTATCATG